CCGATTGAAGGCAAAGAATATCCGCCATGTTTTTGTCACTTTCCTGAATTTGACGATGAGTATTTTAAGCAATTGACTGCCGAAGACTTGGTGAAAAAAGTCGGGAAAAATAAGTTTGCTAAATATGAGTGGGTAAAAAACCGGGATAGAAACGAAGCTTTAGATTTATGGGTTATGGCTTATGCCGCTGCGGCAGCGGTTGGCTTAGATCGCATGACTGATGAGGAATGGAAAGAAGCCGAGTATCAAGCGGGTGTTAATATTAAAGCTAAAACACCTTCAATAATAGAAGAGCCGCAAGGAATCCCGGATGCTCAGCCGCTTAAAATAGAAGAAGTAAGCTATAAAATACCCACGAGAAAGTCAGAGTATTGGGGCTAAATGGCCGCAGTATGCCTAAAAATGTTTATACTATAGATGCAGTTAGCCCTTTTTTCGGCTTATCATCTAATTAAATGGCATTTACTATTACTCAACTTGAAGCGCTCGAAGCCGCTATAGCTCAAGGTGCAAAGCGCGTTAAATACTCCGACAAAGAAGTAGAATACAATTCTTACGATGACATGATTAAACTCCGCGATCGTATGCGAATTGAGCTTGGCCTTGTAACAGGCACCGCTCGCCGGATCTATCATTCGACATGCAAGGGCACAGACACCGACGGTGGCTCAGATGAGTAAACAATCGATAAAAGAGACATGGCTAGATAATGCAATTTCTTGGATATCACCCCAAGCGGGTGTTCGGCGTATGCACGCTAGACTTATCCAAGAGAACGCGCGCATTCAGTTTCGTGGGTATGAGGGTGCGTCTAAAGGCAGACGCCTCGGTGGTTGGAACCCGCCGCCAAGTTCTGCAAATTCTGAAACTAGAGTTAGTCTCAAGGCGCTAAGAAGTAGATCAAGAGATCTTTGCCGAAATGAGGCTTATGCAATCAGGGCGGTGAACACTATTGTCACAAACGTAATTGGTGAAGGTTTTCTTGCGAAAGCAAAAGCTAAAACCGAAGGTCGGTCAAAAATATTTCAAGTTGAATGGCTCGACTGGGCACAAAGTCTTGATTGTGACTTCGATGGCCTAAATACTTTTGCAGCACTTCAAGCGCTCGTCATGCGAACAATTGTAGAAAGTGGCGAGGTCTTAGTTCGCAGGGTTAGAAGAGACAGCAATTCGGGCCTTAGTGTCCCGATGCAACTTCAAATTTTAGAGCCCGATTTTTTAGATGATTCTAAAGACGGTGAAGTTTTTTCAGACGGTAGTTTTAATATCCAAGGTGTAGAATTTTCCAAAGAAGGAAAAAGAAAAGCCTACTGGTTATTTCAAAAACACCCAGGTGACACATACGGCGGCATTACTCTTCAAGGTGTAAATTCTGTGCGAGTACCCGCTGAAGAAGTTCTTCATATATTTAGAGTTGAGAGAGCCGGACAAGTTCGAGGTGTTCCTTGGCTTGCGCCCGTAATGTTAAAGATAAAAGACCTATCAGATTATTCGGATTTCACTTTGGTGAGACAAAAAGTCAGCGCGTGCTTCACCGCTTTTGTTACAGCTCCGGATTCTCTTGATTTAAAAGTAGGTTCGTCGGCACAAACTCCCGCCATAGGTGCAAAACTTGAGCCAGGTGTTACCGAGCAATTGCCACCGGGATATTCTGTTGAGTTTGCAAGCCCACCGACGAGTGGCGATTTTTCACAATTTTCTAATGCTCAACTTCGCGCACTCAGCGCAGGAATGGGAATCACGTTTGAAACTCTGACAAATGACTATTCAAATTGCACTTTCTCTAGTGGTCGAATGGGCTGGCAAGAATTCCAAAGGCACATTGATCAATGGCGTGCGCACTTGATAACTCCAAGATTTTGCATTCCAGTTTGGCGGTGGTTTACTGAGACTGCGGGCATTGCAGGTTTTGGAAGTGACAAAGTTGTGGCGATTTGGACGGCGCCAAAAAGAGAAATGATTGACCCGACAAAAGAAGTTGAAGCATTGAAATCTGAAGTTAGAAGCGGATTAAAATCTTTGCCTGAAGCGATACGTCAAAATGGTTATGAACCTTCTGAAGTTTTCAACGAAATTGCTGAAACAAATAAGGAACTTGACCGATTGAAACTCATTCTCGAAACGGACCCAAGACAAGACATTGGTGTTGAAAAAGCGAAGGCTGAAGAAGCGCCAAAAACAGGCAAAGAAAAACCGAAAAAAGAAGACTCATAAAAAATTAATTTTTTAAGAAGCTTGCGAATTTTAGGATCTTTGTACACACTGATCCTATCTCTGCAACGATTTTTATGAAAAAAAAGATTGATTCGTTTAAAAGTCCAATGCTCTCGTTCAGAGCTTCTTTGTCTCCAAAAACTCTCAATACAGAAAAGAGAACAGTCGAAGCTGTCATAACTAGCTCAATGCCAGTTGATCGCTTTTCTTGGACTAGGGGCTTGTATCAAGAAACTCTTTCCATGAAGCCCGAGCATGTGAGAATGGAGCGCGCAAAAACAGGCGCGTGCCCACTTCTTAATAATCACGGCACTGCGATTCTTGGTGGGATTAAAGACCTTTCTGATGTCATCGGTGTTCTTGATAAAGTTTGGACCGAAGGCGAAGAGATGAAAGCGGTATTACGCTTTTCTGATACCGAAGATGTTGAGACAATTTGGGAAAAAGTTCAGCAAGGAATTCTTAAAAACATATCTATTGGATATAGAGTTCTAGCTTATTTAGATATTACACCCGAGCCGAAAAAAGAAGGCGAAAAGCCTATTAAGCTTTTAAAAGCAGTAGATTGGGAATTATTCGAGGGAAGCGTTGTTGCGATTCCTGCGGATCATACAGCCCAAATGAAGTCACTTGATAGTTTCACTGAGCAAGAGCGAAGAGCTTTTGAAGCTCAGTTTAATGATGTGGTTGTTTATAAAGAAGTTAGTGATGAGACAGAAATTAAATCTGATCTTATATTAGATGAAAAAAATTTAGAATTAAGTGCTGAAATAGCACAGCAAACTAAAAAGGAGATTACTAAAATGGACCCAATTGAACAGGCCAAAAAAGATGCTGAACTTGCTGCTGCTAAAGCAAAAGAAGAAGCAGAAAAATCAAAAGCTGAAGCTGTTGCCCTTGCTGTAAAAGAAGAGCAAGAGCGCGGTTTTGAAATCAGAAAATTAGCTAAGTTAGCAAAACTCGGTGACGATGTTGCTGATAAATTAATTTCTGAGCGTAAGTCTCTTGCAGACGCGCAAAAAGAAATCATGAATTTGTGGTCTTTAGAAAATAAAGCGCCTATTCAATCTGCTAACAGCGCTGTGACAGTGACTCGTGATGCACGAGAAACTTTCCGCGAAGCAGTTGCAGAAGCTATCTTGCATAGAGCTGTTCCTAGTGAAAACAAAATGACAGAAAAAAGCCGCAACTTTGTTGGCTTTTCTCTTAAAGAACTTGCTCGTGAATCACTTCGCGCCCAAGGAATTGAGTCCGGTGGCTTAAGCCCACTTGCTCTTGTAGAAAAAGCTATGATGAGCACTTCTGATCTACCTTACATCCTCGCTGATGTAATGAACAAACAGCTCAGAAAGTCTTATGAAGAAAGCCCTAAAACTTTCCCAGCTTGGGCTAAAAAAGGAAGCGCTTCAGACTTTAAAGAAGTGAAGAGAATTCAAGCTAGCGGATTTCCTAGCTTCAAAAAAGTTCTTGAGCATGGTGAATTTAAGCACATGTCTGTAACTGAAAGCCAAGAAAAATATGCGCTTTCAACTTACGGTGGTATCATTGGATTTACTCGTCAAATGATCATCAACGATGATCTTAACGCGATTTCAAAAATTGCATCAGGCGCGGGCGCTGCAGCGGCAGCTCTTGAAAGCGATACAGTTTACGGAATTCTAACAGCCAACGCAGCGTTAAATGATGGTATTGCGCTTTTCCACGCATCACACAGTAACTTAACAGGAACAGGAACAGTTATTTCTGTTGCTTCTTTAGGTATTGCTAAAGCGTTGATGAGAAAACAAACAGGTCTTGAAGGTCGAATTCTTAATTTGACCCCAAAGATTTTGATTGTTCCTGCGGCTCTTGAAACTATTGCTCAGCAATATATCAATCAAGGAATTGTTCCAGACGCTCCTGCGAACACTAACCCGTTTCAAAATCAAATGTCATTAGTAGTTGAGCCACGCTTAGACGCTTCTAGCGCTACAGCTTGGTACTTAGCGGCTATGAATTCTTTGATCGACACAGTTGAGTACGCTTACCTCGATGGTAACGAAGGCGTTTATACAGAAACTCAAATGGGTTACGAAATCGACGGTGTTCAAATTAAAGCACGTCACGACTTCGCAGCGAAAGCTATCGATTTCCGTGGTCTTTATAAGAACAACGGAGCTTAATAATTAGATAAAAAAACTTGGGAGCTATTTCTAGCTCCCAAGTTTTTAAACGAAAGGGATAAAAGAAAATGAAAAATTTCATTCAAGAAGGAAAAGTTTTAGAACTTGCGGCTCCTTATGATGTCGTTAGCGGAGCAGGCGCTCTTATCGGCTCAATCTTTGGTGTTGCTACAAGTACTTTACTAAGTGGTGTCACTGGAAACTTTGGCGTTGAAGGCGTTTTTGAATTGGCTAAAGCTGATTCTCAAGCTTGGACTGTCGGAGCTAAAATCTACTGGGATAATACAGCTAAAAACTGTACTACAACTTCTTCAGGTAACACTCTAATCGGTGTTGCGACTGAAGCCGTTGCGGTAACTGCTGGGTTAATTCTCGGAAAAGTTAAATTGGGCATTGTAGCTTAATAGAAAATTAGAATTAATTTGGGACTTCGAGGGCTGGTATCTCGAGTCCCAATTTTTGTTTTATGAGTTGGGAAGATAAAACCGAGAAGGTCTTAGATATATGCATGAACACATTCGGTGTCGATACCGATGGGCTGTTCACCTATGTCCCAAAGTCAGGAACAAGTTTTGACATTCGCGGTATTTTCGACAACGAATATCAAGCGGTAGATCCAAACACCCAAGCGGTTGTCTCAAGTCTGGTGCCGAATATAGGTATTAAACTTTCCGACCTTCCACAATCCCCAGTTAATGGCGATATGGTTATTGTGAAAGATCAGAAATATAGAATATCTGAAGTCCAAAAAGATGTTCACGGGGGAGCAAGATTATTCTTGCATAAAGTATGAGCGGCGATATTTTACACCCAAGAAAAGAGATCAGGGACTCAGTTTTTGACATCCTCAAAGAGCGTGTCAGCGGGATCAAGAGTTTTTCCAAAAATAGGTTCAGATCATTTTGGGAAGATTCAGACCTTCCCGCACTTGGCGTTTATACTCTTCAAGAATCTAGCGAAGTTTTCGTTGAAGCCCCAAGAAATCTAAAAAGGATTTTAACTTTGGTTGTTGAAATCGTTGTGCAGGCCGACGAAAAATTAGACGATCTTTTAGATCAGCTATCTCTAGCAGTTGAAAATGCGATACATGTGGATGAGACTTTAAGATGTAAGGCTAGTGACTGCAGACTTGTAGGCACTGATCTTATGCAAAAAACCGAAGGCGATACGCTTACGGGTTCTGCGCTTTTAAGTTTTGAGATCAAGTATTTTACAGATGCTCCGTCGCAACAGGTTTTAAATAACTACAACGGAGCCGATTTTACCATCGCAGTTGGTGACGCCAACACTGTAGATCTTGAGGGAGCGGCTGATGTCAACCCGCTATAGGAGTTTATGAAGTATGGAAAAAGTTTATGTAAAACCCGCACCGGGATTAAAAATAAGGGACGACAAGACAAAGCAGTTCCTTCCGGAAGTCGGGAAAGTAGTAGAGATGACAAGCTATTGGGTGCGACGCCTTCAATGCGGGGATGTGCTGCTTGTCGAAAATGTAAAAATAGAAAAAGCTCCGGAAGCTAAATTTTCGGATCCAAAAAAAGCTAAGATGAAAGAGGGAGATGAATAGTTATGCCTATCTCGTTTACAGAAATACCAAGTAATATAAGGGTGCCGTTGTTCTACGCGGAGTTTGATAACTCGAGAGCTGTTCAAGGTCTCGCCCTTCAAGTTTACAAAGCACTTATGATTGGTCAGAAAACTTCAGCGGGCTCTGCCACAGTTGAAGTGCCTGTTCTTGTTACAAGTGCCGATCAAGCAAAAAGTCTTTTCGGCGTGGGCTCAATGCTTCACCGAATGTTTGTTAAATGGTTTAAAAATAACAAGACCACAGAAATTTGGTGTATTCCTGTTGCAGATAACGGCGCAGGTGTTGCAGCAACGGGCACATTGACTACAACTGGGACTGCTACCGCAGCGGGCACCCTTTCTGTTTATGTCGGTGGCCAATTAGTACAAGTCGCTGTTGCAAGTGGTGACGTTCAAGACACAATTGCCGCTTCTATAAATGCAGCGATAAACGCAGCTACAGATTTACCTGTAACAAGCGGTGTATCTACAAACGTTGTGACTTTAACTGCAAAGAACAAAGGCACAAACGGAAACAAGATTGATATTCGCCTTAACTACCAAAGCGATGAAGCAACCCCAGCCGGTGTTTCTGTCGCGGTTGTTGCTATGGCAAGTGGTGCGACTAAC